TCTTCAAGGTTTCCAGCTTTTCCTTCGTTTCCTTGACGGCATCCCCAAGAAGCCTGTGCTTCTGTGCAAGCAGTTCCGTATTCCCTGGATCCAGCTTCAGGAGTTTATCGACATCACGCAGCTGGCTCTGGGTATTCCTTATTTCTGTATTGACTCCCTTAAGGGCAGTCTGCAGCTTAGTGGTATCGCCGCCGATTTCAACAGTGATACCTTGAATCCGTCCAGCCATGTGTCAGCCTCCTTCCCCTAGAATCGATCCATATCATCCTGAGATGCCAAAGTGCTGTACGCCCCCTGGTTCTCATCGTTCTGCATTTCCGTGTACATATCGTTAATGGTACCGATGGTCAGCAGGTCCATCTCCCCGATCTGCACGCCAAGCTGTACCGCCCTCAGCAATAAAAGCGGCGTTGTCATTTCCCGGTCAGTCGCTCGAAGTTTTTTTTACTCTCCACCTGCGTCTGCACATTCAGCCCCCATAATTCGATAATCTCCGGAAGCACCTGATAAATGGAAAATGTCCCAAACTGGTCAAGCCATTCATCCGGCGTGTCCGGAACACCCTTCGGATCCGCATGTTTCGCCATGATGTAGCTGATATCCTCAAACAGTTCCAGCGAAAAGGAATCCAGCGCAGAATTTTCGGGATCATTTTCATCAATCCCTTTCTGCAGGTCATGGAGATCCTTATAGATATCCCTGTGAAACCTGTTCCTGTAAATCCTCGGAATGGCTGCCGATGCCCTGAATGTCACATCCCTGCCATCAATATTCACTGTCTTTGTAAGCGCCATGTTTATTTCCTCCAATCACGATTCAGGGCAGGACCGAAGCCCTGCCCCATTGTCTTAACCCTGTCCCTGACCGCTCTCTTCCGGTGCCGGAGACTGATATACGCTCTTATACCAGTCATTGTAGACGGTATCATCCGTATTCGCCCCGGTCTTTACCTTCACAAGACCACTCGGAAGCGGCGTCGCCGTGATCTCCAAAGATTCCGTCTGTACTTCCTTGGAATCCTCATTCGTCTTGCCCTCGATGGTCGGTCTTGCAGCGGTACAGTAATACATACAGTGCCTGATCTTTTTCTTGTCCCCGGAGAACTCAAAAAGCAGAGCGAAATGCTCCGGCTCCACCGTAGAATCTTCCACCAGGACACCGTTGGAATCCTCCGTTTCCTTCAGGATATCTTTTCTGAAGCTGTCCGGGATCAACGCGATTTCCAGATCACCCGAATACCCATTGTTCGCTACGGTAGTGTAATACACCATATCGTCCGCATAAAACGGCTCAGTATCCCCCTCTGGATCCAGAGATAAATTCACTGCGCCGGGAATCGCCACAGGCGTCCCGAATGTCACATCATTCGTATCCGGGTCAAGAGTTGCCTTCGCATAATGGCAGTTCTTCAATCCGAATTTCACTTTGTTTGTTGTGCTCGGCATAATCAACCTCTCTTTCCGCTATACCGTCATCTGGTACAGCACTTCATATAGTTTCTCTGATTCGATCCATACCTCCGATTTATTCCAGAAAAGTTCATGGTCATCCAGCACAGCCTCGACCCTGTCCTCCAGTTCCGGATCCTTCTCATCGGTATATAATTCAATGCTCAGGTTGGAAAACTCCATGTAAACCACGTTGTCAGCAGCAAAGTTCTCCGAACCCGGAAACAAAAAGCAGATGAACGGCGGTTCAGGCGCTTCCCCTTCCGCGAAATGGTCATACGCAAAAGGGATGTCCAGCTCCGCCAGCATCCGCATCACTTCTTCATGCGTCATATCTAACCGCCCTTCCGTAAATCCCTTTCGATATCCCTTGTCAGCTGCTCGATTCCTGCCTGCTCCGCCGGCGCAATATGCGGGAAAGCCCTTGTCCTTCCGCCGCCCCTCTTCGCATGTCCAAACTCCAAAAGATGCGTCAGCTGGTACCGCCTGGAATGAACCACGACCTGGATGGAATCGGACGTTTCCCTGGTCTTCTTCACCGCCCAGCTTTTGGAATACTTCCCGGTCTTCTTCGGAGCCGTACTTTCAATCTGCTTTTTCACGGTATCGCCCGCTTTCCTGACATCCTTCTTCAGGTCATCCGCCGCAAGCGTGGCATACTCTTCCATGCCCTTCATTACGGTATCCGCCAGCTGGTCAATCTTTATCGTCTGTGCCATCAGCGCCGCTCCTTCCTGCAGGTGAACTTCAGCGACTTCTTCCTGAAATTCATATGGTCGATATTTACGATGTTATAAATCCCACCCATGAACATCACCCTGTAATGCGTGGAATCAACTGCGGCAGCCCTCCGGCAATACCGGACAGAAACTGTCATAGAGAAATCCTCCACCGTAGTCCCGGCAGCCTGTTCTTCCTTGGAACCTGCCATCCCCTCGCCGCCGATCGTGGCAAAGCAGGTATAATAATCCGTCCAGGCGTTCTTATGGTTGCCATACTTGTCGGCCACGGCCTCATTCTTCTGGAACGTCACTTTCGACCTCAAAGCCGCCGCATCCATCAGAATCCCTCCTTCCGGCTCCCGAACAGCAGCGCCCTGAGAGTCAGATCCATCGCATGATGGTCTGCTTCCTCCCGATGCTCATACAGATAAGCCACCGTGAACATCACGGCAATCTTCCCATTTGCACACGCATACAGATCCTCTTCATCATCCGTCCGCAGAATATCCATGCACTGCTTCTTCCCAGCCATTATGAGGTTTTCAATCAGGGCATCATCATCCTCAAAATCAATCCTCAGGTAATTCTTCATCTCTTCCACACTTACAGTCATCCGAAAACACCCCATTATCTTCTTCCACTGCCTGTTCCTCAAAACAGACACCTTAAAATCCTATCAGAGGCGGCAGGAACTTCCCACCGCCCCATGATTACAACGTCTTACGATCAGGACCCGGAAGCGGCCTTCATCTTCAAAAGCTGGATGCCCTCCGGAAGGATCACCTTGCCGTCCACACGCTCAGTCGCAACGAAGCCCACCTGCCCGTTGGTGCTGTAAAGCTCATTGAGCCTCTGGACGGTCCTGCCGGAGCGGTCAGCGATCCAGTAATTCCTGAAATCGCCGAACGCCACCGTAAGCGCGCCTGCCGCAGCAGCAGGAACATACGGGGAAGTATGGAGCTCATACCCAAGCAGCCTGTCCGGCTCTCCCGCCTGGATGGAAGGCTGCCAGAGGTACGCCCCGTTGTTGTCCTTCAGCTTGCGGATCATGGATACCGTCGCATCGTTCATAAGGAACTTCGCATTCCTCCTGTACGGACTCTTCAGCGCGTACACAAGGCTGATCAGTTCATCCGCAGTGATGGCGTTATTCGCAGCAGCCGTCACCCCGACAGTACCGCCGTTTGCGGTAAAGATACCGGTCGGTTGCCCTGTTCCGCTGCCCACGCAGAACGCCTCTTCCTCAGCAACGCCGAACGCCCTTGCAAATTCCCCGGCAATATAAGATTCCAGGTCAAACATGGAATCCTGCAGAAGTTCGATGGAAACCTTCACAAGGTCGGTAAGCTTGTAGGCGTCAATGGTCTTCTGCCCAAAAGTCGGGCTGCTCTCGGTATAAGCCCCATTCTCCGCCGTCCACTGCGCGGCGGAATGGGTAGCCGCAACCGGGATCTTCCTCTCGGCGCTTGTGGTAATGACCTTCGCAAGGCTCCTCACCACATTTGCCTCATCCAGCCCCGTCACGATCTGGCGCTCAAACTCTTCCGGCACAAGGTAGCCGCCGTCCGCCTGTACGCCCTCGGAAAGGACATTGTGGACCAGCCTCCTTCCCCTGAGATGCGCACCAAAATCTTCCTTATACGCATTGGAAGCGCGCCCGGTCTTCTCATCCGGCTTCTGCATCGCAGGCCTTCCGGTCAGAGGCATATTGACAGGCTTATTGAACTCAGCCTCCCTAGCCTCAGCCCTCTGCTGACGGTCGATTGCCACAGTCAGATCCTCAATTTCCTGCTCCATACGGCTGTAAGTCGCATTGTCCTCGGCGGAGAGCACGCCGTTCTCATTCTCATGGGTATCCACAAAATTTTTTGCAGTCTCCCAGACTTTTGCCCTCTTCTCGATCATCTCTTTAATAGTCATAGGTCTTATCCTCCTTAAATGAATCTCCTGATAA